AAGTATTTGATTTATAAATAAATAGGCGTCCTAAAAAGGTATAATATTGGTTAGTTGAAGACCAAAAAAACCCAAAAAGGACGCCCGGATGAATCGTGCCACAAACCGCATAGAACTACCAGCATTAACCGCTGATCTTTTAAATGCCCGTGGTGTATTAATTGATAACGTGTTTGCCAGCCTCTGGCGGGAAATTGGCATGAACACGATTTTAAGCAGAGCAGGCTTTTCTAAACGATCAGGCGCGCCCATCAGCGAAGTGATTTTTAATTTAATGCTCTGGCTGTGGTTGAAGAAAGAATCCATAGGTCTGTTTGCGCGGGAATGTTTGCTAGAGGGTATGGGAAAGGATGTGCTCTATGACACGATGAACCGGGAAGACCTGGATTGGCGAACATATCATCGTCAGATCGCTCACAAGGCGGTGCGCACACTCAAAGCGTCAGGTAAAAAGGCCTATGTGGTGGATGATTCGGTGTTGCAACGATTTGGCAAGAAGATGCCTGGTATCTCTAGTCATTTCGATCATACCTTTGGGCGGCACGTCATGGGGCAACAAGTGCTGACACTGGGTTTAAGTTGCGAAGCGGGCTTTGTGCCGCTGGACAGTGAGTTGTTTATTAGCCAGACGAAAGCCATCGAATTGCATGAGGATTTTGAAGATGGACGCAGTATTGTTGCCAGACGTTATCGGACAGCCCAACAAAGTACAAAGCCTGAGATGGTCAAATCCATGGTGAAGCGCGCCTTGAATGCGGGCATCATGGCGGATTATCTATTGGCTGATGCCTGGTTTGGTACCAAGGCGATGATCCGGTTAACCCAAGAAGCGGCGTTGGTTCCGGTGCTTCGCATGAAGAAAAACAAAATGAAATACCGGATGAACCTGAACAGAGACGAGATAAATAGAACGGGATTTGTGAGATAAATACGAAATGAGGCGGAACGAAACGGGATGATAGGGAATAGGAAATGAAACAAACTTGCATATACGGCAAGCAAGGAAAGATTAAAAATGGCCGAGCAAGTGTTCGTCTAAAATTTCGTTGATTTTGCGTTCGTCTTCGGATGAGATGCCCAGAAAAGGGCGGGCTGGGATGTCGCCCCAAAGGTGGGGAAATTCCGCTTTGGTCCCGCCGAACTGTTGCATAGCCGCATACTCCATTGGGCTGCCTATCTCCAACGAATCTTTGCCATTTACCTGATAAAAAATCGTATTGCCCAACGTGCCTTCATCAGTCAACGGCCTATCGCCGTCCTTATATAATAGTGTACTCAGCACACTATTAAGCTCCCACTTGCTACCATCCGGCGCCGTTGTAGTATCGAACCTTTCGATCGTCGATTCTTTTAAAACTTCGCCGATTTCTTTCAACGCCGGCGTCAAATTGCCGGTTGCCGCATTCAATTTTTGCAGCGCTCGGGTAATCTCCCTATCGTCCCAGGTTACCAGCGCCGACATTACTCGCTTACCGACTCGATATCGCCGGCGCTGAAAATTTCGAACGCCGTTACGAAGATCGCATCGTCCACGCCTGGCAAAGCGGCACGGCAACGCTCCAGCCATTCCGCTTCCGAATACTGCTGCATGATGCCGTAAATTACGCTATCGCTATCTTCGCTCATTTCAACCACCCTAAATTCTGAAAAATTTCGTCGATTGCCTCTGCTATCGGGGCAAAATCCGCATCATCCCATTGCGATGCAGCATACGCCGGACTGCCGATTTTTGCAGTGATTTTCGTTACTTGATCCAGCATAACCGCATTATTACCGCGCACAGCCACCCACTGCGCATACGACCTGGCCCACTGCTCCCAACGCTCTAAATAATACACCGCGCGTTTCCGATGCCAACGATCCGTATGATTGGCCTTAACATCCAATAATGCCGCCGTCGCACGGCTGGCGTCGATCGCGTCCCGCCATTTCGCCAGTAATGCATCGTCTACCGACGAGTAAACTCCTGCAAAACCAAAACCCTGATGATCGATAAAATGCCCGATCTCATGCGCCAGCGTCAATTCAGGATTCACAGACGACGTAGACACCGCAATATCGATTGCCGCGCCACGATTGTAATGCCTATATTGACCCTGAAACCGCATGCTACTGCTATTTTTTAGCGGAATTTTAGGCAAATCAGCAGAATGCAGCGCATCGATCACCGCCAACCCTGTTTTTGCCGCCGTTTTGGCAACACCCCTGTTCGGTACGCTCAACGCTGCACTCACCGGCGCAGCAGACGCCGACAATTTATGCTCGATATCCACCTTAAACGCATCCGCCAACGGTTTCGGTAATGCCGCGGCCTTATTCTCGATAAACGGCTTTAATGTCTGAGACAAACTAGCGCCGGGCGCATAATTCCAACCGTAATCGACGCCTTTCGGCAGTGTTTCACCATTATATAGATACGTGCCGTCGTCCGGTGCCGGGTGGCCTTTATATTCTGACGCGCGCACGGCGGTAATCCGGCAGCGGCAGCCCCAGCCGTTCGGTGGAAAATGCGTTTGCCAAAACGGATCGTCATACCGCAAAACCGTACCGTTCCAGCTTTCGTGTAACGGGCGCGGATGGCGCACTGTATCGTTGTGCACGTATTTCCAATATGGACGAGATTTCAACAAATCCGGGTCGTTTAACTGCGCCCAGCGGCCGGCGGCATAACTCGCAGAAATATTATTGCGGTAGATCACACGGGTGCGCCAATCCCGGCCGTCTTTTGTATCGCTTCCGGTCCAGCCCTGCCAACCGTGTTTTTGAACAATGCCGGCGAACCCCTTCCTAAACCACTGGATGCTTTTGCCATCCGCAATCGCCGCATCCACCGCACCGCGCAGATCATTCAACAAATCCGCTTTCATCGCTCCGGCTACCACAAACGCGCGGTCGTGCGCTTCCTTTAAAATGTCGTCGTAACGCTCAGTCGGCAGATTCAGCTTTTGCTGTAAAAAATCGACCTGTTCGGGGAATGGCTTGTTGAATTTACCGTCGCCACGAGCGTTGAAGGCGACTTGGGTGGGGGAGAGTTTTAGCGACATGTCGGATTATGAATTTAACAGTTTCCTGCAATCCACAATAAAATCGGCATCGAATATCTCTTCATTGTGAAGATTTAATGTTCTCAGCAATCGCTTTGCCTCATGTAATTCTTTATCGATTTCTCTTTTATCGATCTGCATTACGTTTTCAGTAAGAAGCTCGCAAAACTGCATTTTTAGCTCTGCCAATTGCCATGCGGTTTCAGCCATCGCCTCTGCGACACCCTTTCTATCATCGGCTTGAGCATAACGATATTGAGTTGTAACCGCTTCCATCCGAGCATTGATCATATCCAATATCTTTTGCGCCGGAATATTCTGCTGTAATAGCTTCATCACCCACCCTCATTCACATCAAACCGTCCCGACAACTCCGCCGCCGTAAACCCCAGCGCCATCACCTGTTGCAGTTTCCCCGCATCCAAATACCCATAACCGTTCAACAGCTCATCCCGTAGCGTCTCCAGCGAATCCGCTTTAGCTGCCAGCGCAGCCACTTGCTCGACCAGTGCCTTCACTGCAGGCCCCGCGTCGCCGGCCAGCTGATCAGTCATTGCCGATACCGGTGATATATCGATATCGGCGCCGTTACCAGCAGGATCGGCAGCCAATGCGGCCACCGCAGCCTGCTTAGGATCTGGCGGCGACGGCAGACCCTTGCCAACTGTCAAAATAGGCTCATCGCCTTCCGGCAGCGGTATTTTGAGTTTATCGTTCGGGTAACGGGATGGAATCCGCATGCCAACGCTAACCAATTTCGGTAACGCATCGGCAAATAGTGCCAAATCGTCCGGCTCCTGCGTATCGGATACAAATGACGGGCAGCGGTTGTCCGCAAACAACCCGTTTAGCATCGCCATCGGGTACACCAAATGCGCCGACAGCGTGTAATCTAATTGCGTCGCGTCGTCGTCGCGAATATCCAGCCGCACCTCGTTGTGCACGTCGCCCAGGCTACGGTTGCCGTTGGCTGCAGTGGAACTGGTCAGCGTTCCGCCTAAAATCGCCTTGGATTGCGCTGCCTCGCACCAATCCATCATCACCTTAAACGATTCGCCGCCGTTGCCGCCGCCCGCCACCTTGGCCAGCTCGATTTGCATGCTGTCAGGAATAATCCCGGCCGCATGATGGCCGATACTTAGTACCGAGCGCAGCAAATCCATTTTTTGCTCTTCATCGGCCCCAGACGGATACTTGCCTATGCGTATCGGCAGCCCGTAAATCTCCAAAAACTCGGCCAAATCCCGCACCGAGAAATTTTTATACAAATACGGCCAGGCCAATGACCGGAACAGCCCGGTGCGGGCGATATAGCCGGCCCGGCTCTTATGCTGATGCGCAATCCAGCCGAATGGCGTTAGCGGTACACCGTAGGCGGCGCTCGAATCGCGCAGCCGTAGTGTGTTGCGCTCTTCCGGATCCACGGTAAACCACGTGGGCGGCCGGTGCTCGACCTGATTCGGAAACCAGAGTCCTTGCAAATTGCGCCCCCAGCCGAGTTCAACACAAGAATAGCCGTGTCCCACGGCATCGAGGGCGTCAGCTCGTAAACTCCCCATATCCAACTCATCGCGAATCAACGCCTCCAACGTGTCGGTGTTCTGTTTTTCCGCGGCGCTCGGATCGCGCGGCGGTACCAGCGACCAATCCAGTTTTTTGACGGCCATTTCGCGCTTATGCAACTCCGCGTCGATATGCGTATCCTTTTCGCGCATATCCATAAATAGCTCGGCTTGTGCAATCATGTCGCCTTGCTCGGCATCCTGTAGAATCGTCGCCAACTTGGCCGGCGTTAATCCTTTAGACGGATGGTTTGCAAACTCGCGATGCAGCGGCACCGTGCTCGCGCTGTCGGTCTGCCGGTCTTCTAGCTCGGCGGGTTTCGGTTTTTGCTTAAACCAACTCGAAAAAAACATTACCAGGCTCCGGAAACGGGAATTTTAAAATCGTCGTGTTTGCCCCAAAGCAGATCCTCTTTGCTGGGCATCGGGTTGTGTTCGATCTTGCCGCCGCCGGCTTGTGTGGCGATGTAACACATCAAACCGGACGTTGCCGAGTCGCCGTGCCGCCAGCCGCCGTCCTCGCCCTTGTCCCGGCCGTCGTCCATGCGCGGATTGCCCTTACTCAATACCACCCGGCGGTGGTCTGTTATGGTGTCGGCGTGTCTGGCGATTAAAAACGAGCGTTGCTCCAGACATTGCTTATAGCGCGGGAAATAATCGGCATAGGTTTGCGCGGTGGCCATAATGCACGATACCGACAACGGGCCTTTTTTTTGCAGCGCGCCCTCGGCATGCGATTGGCCGTTGCCGCGCGCATCGAACGCCGCATGATGCAAATTAGCAATGCGGTCTAAAATATGGTCGCGAATTAACGCCTGCACATCGAACGGCATGTTGCGCAATTCCAACCTAAAGGCCATAGTCCAGCGGGCCGGCGTGCGCTCCTGCATGACGTCGGTGACCGATAAATCGCCGCTGCGCCCGAAATCCTGTCCGTACACGGTTTTATGATTAGTCAGGTTATCCAACACCGGATCGAGATTATCCTTAATCCATTGCTTAGTCTCCGCGATGCGGTTGGCGTCCGTTACAAACGTCGCCGGCTTGGACCAGCGGATCACCGGCACGCCGTCAATCATGCATTGCTCCAGCAGCATGCGGGTGAAATAGGCGCCGCTGCCTTTCTTGGCGATGCACAACAGCTCTTCTTTGGCGTCTTCCTGGTCCGGATACGCGGCAAACTGCTCGTCGCGCCATTTTTTTTCGGCTTCCTTGCCGTATTCGCGACCCGTCACCAGGCAAATGCGCTCGTAAAAGCCTTCGGAAATCGCCTGATCGAAATCGACGTAATGATGGCTCCAGGTCGGCAGTCGACCGGCTTTTACATCCTCGACCAGGTCGAAAAAATAGTTTTCTTCCGAATTGTGTGTAGAGACGATATCGACCCGGCCGCCCCACATTAAAAACGCCAACGCGCCTTTTATGACCTCGCGCAATGCCTGATGAAACGCCGCCTCGTCTATGCGTGCATGGCCCTGTCGGCCGCGCCAGTTCCAGGGTGACGAGGACAATGCTTCGTAAATATGGCCGGACGCATACCGCAGCCGGAACCGAGTGATATCCTGCTTCTTGTCGCCCAGCACCTCGCGCTCTCGGCTGATATCGATATCCGAACACACCATGCCGTAAGCCTGCGAAAACGTCAGCGCGTCGCCGATATTCTCGGCCGCCATGCCCATGTTGTAGCCCATGTAATACTGATTCATGCCGTTTTCGGCTGCGGCTTCCAACGCGCCCTCGGCCGCAATCGCACCCCATGACCAGCCGATTCGCCGCGACTTTTCCGCAATGCGCACCGGAGAACGGTCCAAATGCCAGCGTACTTGATACGGCAGCAAAATTTTCGGCACCTGTTCCGGTGTGAGTTTGTGCGTAGCCCGTAGCGATTGTTGCTCGGCAACCAAATTCAGCAGCTCTTTTTTCTCGCCGGCCGACACCTCAACGATTTCGGTTTGTACCTCTTCCGTCATGCTGCTTCGACCTCGACACCCAGGAATTTAGCGCGGATCATGGCCCAATCGTTGTCGGATAGCCCGGCTTTTTTAGCCACAGCAGCAGCCGAATCGGCGGCTTGAATTTGTTTGTCACGCTCTTCGCGCCGAATCTGCGCCTCGACCTCGCGCTTATATTTTTGCGACATAATATCGGTACGGCCCAAATCGGCGATGGCCTTTGCGATCTTGCTGCTGGTTTCCGCCAACAAATGCGGATCGTCGCCGGCTTCCTCGGCATCGCGCAGCGCGATCGACAGCCGCAGCAGCCGGGTTTGCATCGTGCGGATCGTCGCCTCGCGCACCACGCCTTCCGGGTCTTGATTATCGGCCAAGCTGGTTTTTGCAATCGCGTACAACTGGCGCTGTTCGGCCATGTCGCGTTCGAACTGTTCCTGGAACTCCGCACCGTAACGGAACGCCGACGAGCGGCTGACGCGAATCTGCCAACCGTCGGCGGCCAGCCGTTCGTTCAACCAATCCGTCAAGCCGTCGTAATCGGCAAAGCCGCCGGCAACCAGCTTGGCGTTGAACTCCTCCCGAATCTCCTCCGGCACTTCGGTTTTAATCACAGATCGCTTGGCCATTATGCCAACTCGCCCGGCCGCGGCCGGCGAATGCCGGGAATCTCCCGCAAACCTTCAACCACTTCCAATCCGTCGCCGGTCAATGTAGCGATATGCACGCCGCCGCTGACTTTATCCACCAAACAATCGGCTTGCTGGTCCAGCCAGGCCAGTTCGATATGCAACTGGTCGCGGTTAATCGCGTGGCCTTGTTCATGCAATGCGGCAACGATTACCTCCTGGTTAGCAACATAGCCGGATTGCGCCCGCAGTACCAGTAAAATCCTCAATCTCAAATCGGTTCTATCCGCCATGGACGCCTCTGTTCATCATGATTTCCAACATGCGATTCACGTTATCGTTCATCACCTTCATCTGTCCGGACAAATCGCTAGACAGCGCTAAAATCTCGTCAACCCGCTTATGCACGGCAATCATGTCTTCGTTGCCGATCGCATTCTCCATCTGCGATTCCAACCGTGCGATTTTCTGCGCGTGCCGCTCGGACCGTTGATCGTGCGCTACGCGCACCTCGGCAATTTCCCGTTGCAAACCTTTTTCCAGGGACTTCAGTTGTTCTGACTCCGCTTTTTTACGCGTACTAATCTGCACAAAAATAGCCAGCCCGAAATTCATCAAAAACAACAGCACCGTCCAAAAATTAAAATCAAAATTCACGTTCACCTGAATACCCGCTTGATGTCCTTATGTTTATGCCGGTATTCGGCCCAGCGGATGCCGTGAGGCTTTAATGCCTGCTCCATATCGTACGAATCGCTTCGCTTAAACCGCCCGCCGCCATCGCCGGGCTGCATGCCTTCCAGCCGGCAGCCGCCGTTGTCGAATACATGCACTACCACGTGGTATCGGTACGGCGCCGACAGCTCATCTATGGCTTTGTCCGCCACTACGATGCCGTCGTCGAACACCCGTAAATGCAGCATCAGCACCGTACAATGCACGCTCACTGGTAAACCTCCCGCCGTTCCTCATCCCGCTGGCAATCCACGCACCACTCCACACCCGGCACCGCAATCCGCCGCGCTTCCGGAATCGGCACGCCGCACCGGTCGCAATAATCGAACGACGGTTTAGTCGCCTGCGGATGCGCTTGTTGATGCTGAATCAGCGCCAAATCGGTCGCGAATTGCTCCGCCCGCAGCCCCTGCTCGTCGTCATTCAAATGACCGTCATTCGCCAGCGCTTCCAGTCCCTTCATGCGTGCTTCCGTGGGTTGATCGAATAATGGTTTCCAGCGTCTCGGCGTACTGGCGCAATACACGCTGGCGATCGGCGAAACGGCGATACACATCGCCGCTAAGGCATGCCAGCTCATCCGCGCTAATCGCCGGCAACACCGGACGCGCCGGCATCGGCAATTCAGTCGTCGATAGAGGCGATATATCCTGGATCCGACTTTGGCAGGCTGCTCCAATCGTTGTCAAAATCAGCGCGATCGGCCCAATGTGCTTGCTCTGCAATCGTTTCCGCACGGTGTTTTTCTCCCAATGTCAGTAAATCGCCGTCCAACTGTTGCCGGCGCTCGTCGTTAGCCTGTAACGCTCGGTTAATCGTGTCCGTTAGCTCGCGTTTATGCCGCTCGGCCTGCGCCCGGTTTCTAAACAACAGTGCCACGCAAACGGCCAGCAACACCGCGACGGCAGACAGTAAAATAATGTAACCTTCCATCACTGCCACCTCACAGGTTGGGTCGTCACGCTGCGCAGCCATACGTTAGCCGCGCTGACGAACATCATCAGCAGCAAATAACCGCCGTCCGACAAATACGACCGCAGCAAATCCACGTGATCGACCAGGACCGCCAACGCCGCCACAGCCAAATTAAACAGCAGGGTTTTGCTATGTATCGCCCGCTTGCTATCTATTGCGCCCATACCGACTCCACCTGTTTCACCACACGCAAAAAGCGCCGGTGGCTAATGCCGCTGTTCATTAAATCGAACAACGCAGCGCCGATTGTCTGGTCGATTACAGACGTTTTAAAAGCCAGCATCTGTCTGGCGTTCAATAGCTCTGCAATAAACGTAAGCTTGTCGTGTTTCCTCATAGCAGCCCCTCGAATAATTTACGTTCCGCCGCCCGCCGTTTAACCAGCCCAGGCAGCGTAATTTTTTTGCCCTGCGCGTCCCGCCCCTTGATCCATCGGCCGAACTCTGCCGCCGCGCCTGAGGTATCGCCGGCCTCCAGTTTCTTGCGTAGCGTAGACGTCGCATAAGCGCCTTGGCCGACGTTAAACACAAACGACACCAGCGCATCGAATTGCGCCTGCGATACCCGCACCTGCAGCACCGAGCGCAAAAACAGCCCCGTTTGCGCCACATCGCGTTGCAACAATTCGTCGCACTGTTCGTGATTGATCGTCAGCAGCGTGCGCGCCTCTTCGATCACCTTGCGCCGGCTTTGGCATTCGCGGATTAAACGGGCCAGGCGCGATGCATCGCAATGCCGAAATAAATGCCAATCGGCCTTGGGCAACAGTACATGGCCCACGCCGATCGTCAACCGGTTGGATGGGCACAAATAGGCTTGCAACTTGCGCCCCTCGTGCTCGGCGATCAAATCGATGCAGCGTTCGGTAGGATTAATCGGATTGTCGGGATGCATAACGGCCTCCAAAAGTTTTGGCCAGTGTATGCGCAGAAGAGAAAGCAAGACATCTGAAGGACTTCAGATGTTCTGGATTTTGCTAGGTGAGATACTGAGCGTGCCTTTTTTGTTAACGGCAACTTAAAAACGAGGATACACATGATTAAACCTTTTCTGCAACTGCTCGTCGTCATGCTGGCGGCGATGTTTTACTCGCCTTTGGCTGCGGCAGCCGACCCAGCGCCGCCGAACGACCGGCCCACCTATGTGGTCGACTGCGTCTCTTGCCATAACCCGACGGATAACAGCGGCGTGCCGCCCAATCCGGCAGCGGCTGCCACCGTCGCAGCCATCCGCCGCAATTGCCAAAGCAGCCGAACGCGCGCAACCATGTTGGGTCATGCCGGAGTCGTAGCGTCAAAATCTAACCTGTTAGCCTGGGGCTGGACATACGGCTACAAAGACGATCCGCATATTGCATAAATCACTAAGCATTAACGTAAAAAGCCCGGTTGACCGGGCTTTTTTTGTTGTTAACGATGCGTTCCGCCTTAAGGTTAGCTAAATTTTTTAATAATAATTTGCGTCGGTTCAAAATGACGCTTACGACGATTGTATTTGCTGATAACAGATATATCTGCTTTTACACGGACGCGACCATGTAACGTTTTTGGGTCAACATCGTCGCCTAATTCAAATTTTATTCGCTTATCTACGATTCCGGGCGCTAATCCAGCCCAACCTTGCGCTAATTTGTCCCTGTCGCTTGCGTAGATAACAAGATCGACATTCGTATAGTTTGTTGTTTGTTCTTCAGGCTCTGGAGATATATATTCTTTTGGCGCTTCCGCGATGGCTTCTGGAGTAAAGGTTAGTTCGTTAAATCCAGCAACCTCAATAGAAGCTGAGCTGTCAGTACGAGTGGGTGAGAGGATGTCTATAGAGTCTTTAGCTATTCGTTTTTTATCAGGTAACGACTCCAGTACCGAATTAATATCCGCTTCAGAAAGATTGGTTTTTGCACCAACATTAATAATTGAATTATGTACGTTTTCTATTTGGATGCTAGGTGAATTACTAGACATCGATTTTACAACCCCATAGGTCAAAATCGATCCAACGCCAACTGCAACTATTAATCTGAGCGCTTCACTGTTATCCATGATTTTCAGAAATATTTGCTTGGCCTGTTCATAGTTTTCTTCTCCTTTGAAAATATAACGAATCACATAATCTTCAATTAGACTACCAGACTCAAGCGATTTGACATTGACCTCTACATCAACAATCTTAATCCCTTCGTAAGCTTGTTCGATAAACGCAGGCGTTAAACGTAAAAAACGCTCATACGCTTGTAGTGATTTTACAATTTCGCTGATTGGTACCGGCGTTTTATTGGTGTATTTAACCTGATAAGAAGTGGAAATTTCAAAAGTTTTATCCATGTCATTGCCTCAAGTTGCAAAAACTGTTTTACCTTATTTCAAACCCATAACCGGTTAACAG